GGTTAACTGTTTATAATGGCATATAAAGGTAGATTTCAACCTAGCAATATTGAAAAATATCGAGGAGACCATCGCTCTATTATTTATCGCAGTTTATGGGAACGAAAGTTCATGGTTTACTGTGATAGAAATGAAAACATTCTTGAATGGGGCAGTGAGGAGATTGTTATCCCATATCGCTCTCCTCTAGATGGAAGAATTCATAGATATTTTCCAGATTTCTATATCAAAGTTCGCGAAAACACGGGAAATATTAAAAGATATATTATAGAAGTGAAACCAAAAAAGCAGTGTATTGAACCAAAGGTACAAAAGCAACGAACTAAAACATACATCCGTGAAGTTGCTGAGTATGCTAAAAATCAAGCGAAGTGGAAAGCTGCTACTGAATATTGCAAGGATAGATTATTTCAATTTAAAATCTTAACAGAGGACAATTTAGGTGTATGAGCAGGTTACAACCCGTAATAGATGAATTTATCGGTTTAGAACAACCAGAAGATATTTTTATTAAACTTATGGAAGTTCTAGATGACTTAGAAGTTATTCCAGAACCTGGAAAATTCTATACATTCATATATCAAGCAAAGACACCAAACATAAGATATGATGAGTTTCCATTAATTGCCTGTACTAGTGTAGATAGATGGGGATTCACTGGTTTCAATTTTCACTGGGCTGAATCTAGGAATTATACTTGGCAAGAAGTACAAAGTCAATTATATGTCATCAACTCCAACGAACTTGAGGATGCTAGATCTTTATCATATGCAAAATTCAAAATGTCCACATAAATAACTAATAAAAAACGGATGGCTCATCCACAACTACTTAGATACCCTCTCGATATTATAGACTCTACAACAGACTATATGTTTTTAGAGGTTATGGAATATGTGCCTTCACAACTACCTACTTTTGCTGCAGGTAGTGGTAAAAGAAAACCGGGAACAGGAACTGATGTTTTTGCATCGGCAGGTACGAAAGCAAAACAAAGTATTATCTTACCAATACCAAATTCTATCGCATCAGTAAATAGAACTGGTTGGGGAGAAAGTAAAATATCCGCACTTGCTGGTGCAGGACTTAAAGCAGCAGGATTGGCAGTTGATGCAGCTACGGGTAGGGTTGATGATTTAGGTGGATCAGCTGTTAATTTTGCCTCCAGAGAACTTCAAGGGTTGGATGGCGCTGGTGGTGGATTTGATTTGTATAGAAAATATTTTAAAACACAAGCTCAGAGAGCGATTGTTAATGCAGTTGCAGGAACTTCGATTGGATTAAATGATGTTCTTGGTAGACAAGCTGGTCAGATTATAAATCAAAATGTAGAACTACTGTTTAATAGTGTGTCTATTAGACCTTTTGGATTCAACTGGGATTTGACTCCTAGAAATATAAAAGAATCAAAATCAGTCCTACAAATCATAAAAACTCTTAAAAGGACATCTGCAGCAAAGTCAGCAAAAGGTGCAAACGCATTCTTACAAGCACCGGATGTTTTTAGACTCAGCTATAAGAAAGGAACTGCAGATCAAAAATATCTGAATAAATTTAAATTATGTGCCCTAACAAGTGTTGGAGTGGATTACACGGGTTCTGGTATTCACGCAACATATAATGATGGGACGCCGATTCATTATAGGTTGAATTTATCATTTACTGAGCTTGAACCAGTATATGCCGAAGATTATGACGATAACTACAACGACGCAGGATTCTAATGGCTAGTCACTCATACTTCAATCTTTTACCAAACTTCCAATACCTCAACCCCAATCAATCTGGTGGTAGAAAGAAGCAATATGTGGAGGTAAAGAATCTTTTTACGCGAATGAAGATCAGAGACTCTGTTTCTGAGTTTGCAACTAACCTGACAAAATACAGTGTTGCTGAAAATCAACGACCTGATGATGTCGCTAATGAATTATATGGTGATCCGCACTATGATTGGGTAGTTTTATTGACTTCCAATATCATCAATGTTAGAGATGAATGGCCATTATCATCTAGACAATTATATGATATCATGTATGACAAGTATGAGGAAAATCTAAATTCTACTCGCCACTATGAAACAAAAGAAACAAGAGATTCTCAAGGAAGGCTTTTAATTCCTGGTGGTCAGGTTGTTGATTCTACATTTAGAATTCCAAACCCAGACTCTTTTGGTCAAGAGATTAACCCAACTGTTGGAGTTTCTAATTGGCTAGTAGAAGTAAGAAAAAACAATAAAAAACGAACGATAAGAGTACTCAGAAGTGAATACTTAACATCGTTCGTTAATGAATTTAGAGATTTTCTAGAATATCAAGAATCTTCTCAGTTTGATCCTCAGACTGGAATTAAAATTGCTTCTGACTAAAGAAGTGCTTCTAGTTGTAATGCCGTAGTTGCAGAATTAATATCAGAATATGGTACGACAGGATTATCTTTCAGTACTGGAGATTCTCCCTTCATTTCTGCTAGTGCTGTAATCTCTTGGTTCTCGGTTCTGATCTGTAGATACCGACTTTCCAGCTCTTTCTGACACAGATTCTTTGCACTTACAAGATCCACATCCACAGCTGAATTTGAGTGGTTGTATTTCCATGCGTTTCTGAATACTGTAGAGGGCAATTCGGTATGAGAGATCATCGAATACTCTGATGTAGGTACATCCTTAGAGATGATATCTACATCAGAGAGAACACACTGATCTGATGGAATGACGACATTGCAAAATCCGTCAGGACCATTATAAACAATTACTTGAGTGCGTGACATTATCAGGCAGAAGCGACTACAATATTCTGAGCAGTTGGGAAGAGTTGTGTTACTCTTGTTTCTGCCATAGTAGCGGACTCAGCAATTACTTCGAGTCTTTGAGTATTTGCATTGTCACCGTCATCATATGTGACAATATATCTATTACCGGAGAAAGACATTTTAGATAGGAAAAAACTACGAAAGGGAGGTCTCCCTCCCTATATTTATATCATTCTTCTGCAAGACGCTGGAAATAGGACAGAGCGTCATCTTCACTCTCTTGAGGAGACATTTGCGTTGTAGAAGATGCCATGATGTCAGGAGAGTTGAAGTTAGACTCTTCATCAATAACTTCAGGATCAGGAGCCTTAGGAGTAGAAGCTCCTAGGACATAGTTCAGACGAGTCTTCAGTTCATCATAAGACTTAAACTGAGAGGGGTCAACTAATTCTGCAAGAGAATATTCCTTCTTCCAGATTGCTTCCATAGCATCATCATCATCCAGGAGAGGTGCTTGACGAGCAAACTCACTAGAATCATAATTCCAGTATCCTGCAACTTTCTTGATCTTGATCTTAAAGTCAGCACCCTGCCAGAAGTCGAATGGGTTGATTGGTTCTTCGTCTTCAAACTCGGGTTGCATGGCAGACATGACCTTATCAAAGATCTTCTTACCAAACTTATAGAGGAAGACCCTACCCTCGTTATCAGGGTTTGCAGGATCTTTTACAACATAGATGTTGGAGTAGTAGGAAAGCTTACGCTTCTGCTTACGAGCAGTTTCTTTATCAGCATCGTTACCACTGTTCCAAAGACTTGAATTAAGTTCAGAAACAGGATCTTTGGCACCGCTAGTGGTCAAAGAGTTTTCAATGTACCAACCACCAGGACCTTGGAAGGCATGGGAGTACATCTTTGCCCATGGCAGGTCTTCACCATCAGGGGCAGGAAGGAAACGGACAACAGCATATCCATTGCCAGCTTTATCGACCTCTGGTTTCCAGAGACGCTCGTCAGCTGAGTTACCACCCTTATTGGTTTTCTCTACTTCCTTAACCAGTTTAGCGGTTAGTGAACCAAGGGAGGACTGTTTTTTAAGTGATGCGAATGACATTAGATTTGGCCTGTAATTGGATTTGGCTTGTTACTGGTCTATTATAGGGCGACAGTGCTCCCATTGTCAAGAGATCTGCTCTCTGACTTTTGTTAAGGTTTTCTGCATGTTGCCGAAAAGAACCGCACAATCAACATCCTTGGGGAACCCCATCATGATAGCTGATTTGCGGACACTCTCACGCATCTCTTGTGCGCGAGGATCGTCAGACAGTGACATCCTTGTATACAGAATTCTCTGTTTTTCTAGTAATTTATCGAGTTTATCAATATGCTCGATTTTCTCTTCACGATCTAATTCGCCAAAAGAAAACACTTCAGTATAGATTTCTTCCTGAAGTTCATTAATTTCCTGTAATTCCTCTTGAACGAGTTCTGAGTCGAAAAAATCTGACATCTTTCTTATTTGCCTTGGATTATTTAGAGCGGTAGTTTTGCTCTAGTGGTCTTCTTCATAAAATTAAGATCTTGAGCGTCACGCTTCAATTTCTCTTTTAGTGGTTTTGAAATCAGTTTACTAATAGAATCAACTTCTATATTATTCTCCTCACAAAAAAGCACAATAGCTTCAATGTAATTCATTTTTTCTTTTAATACAAGAGTCTCTATTTCTAAAGAGAACTTTGCAGCATTCATGAACTTTTTGCCCAATGCCTTTGTTAATTCATTTTCCATTTAAGTGATACTCCGCGAAGTTTCTGATGTATTTGGTAAGTAACTTCATGTACTTAAGTTTATCATACTCTTGATACACTTTGCAAGACCCATCTTCACATGCCATGATAATGACAAACTTTTTGACAGGTGTGCCAGTCAGTTCATAGTACATACAAGCATAAGCTGCACATTGAACAAGATATCCTTCAATCCACTTATATGGTTTAGGTTTTGCCGATGTTTTGAAGTCAATAACTGCTAGTTCTCCATCATACTCAGCAATACAATCTACAGTACCAGCAACTCCTAATTGCTCACTATACAAAGATCCCTCTAGAGTGTGAATATTACTAATCCGATTTAGATCAGGTTTGGCAATTTTAAACAAAAATTCAGGAAGAGGCTTTACCTTAGGGAGAGCATCATTCTTTAGATAATGCTCTGTAAGAGTGTGCATATCTGTACCACGACTCGTAGAGAGTTTAGTTTTTAGATTTGCTGCCTCTTCTCCAACTCTTTTCCGCCATTTGATGAAAATTTCTCTATTATAAAAACTGATAATAGAGGTAATGGATACCATCTTTGTGTCAGGTGTTTCATAATATCGTACACCATCAATGGTGTTCCTCTCTAACCGAGGAAGTTCAATTTCAAGATGATTAAACATTACATACCGAGTGCCAATTTAGTAGCAAGATATTCTTTACAGAGACCAGAACGAACGATATCATCAACACCAAATTCAATTGATGCGAATGATGGCATTTGCTCTAAAATCTTCATAAAGTCTAGGATGCCATTTTTTTCGTAAGTCTTAGTCAAATCAGTCTGGGTAGCATCACCACAGAAATGAATTTTAGAATTCTCACCAACTCTAGTGATTATACTATCAAGTTCATGAAAATTCAAGTTTTGGCATTCGTCTACAATGACAATTGCATCATCAAGAGTAGTTCCACGAATGAATGATGTTGACCAGAAAGAAATAGTTTCTTGCTGCTTCAGATTGCCATACAGCATCTCAAAATCGGAATCTGTAGGCATCTCAAACATATACTTTACCATATTCTTATAAGGAATTTGGTAAAGAGCTGATTTATCCTCATGATCTCCAGGAAGGAAACCAATTTCTCTAGTAGATACTAAAGAACGGACAATATAGATTTTTTGATAGGGAGAGTATTCATCAAGAACATCTTTGATAGCATTATAAAGCACGATAAAGGTTTTGCCCGTACCAGCTGCTCCATAGGCAAAGATATTTTTCCCCTGAGAATAGTCCTTGAATAGGGTTTCTTGATTATCTGTTAATGGTTGAATATCAACCAGGAAGTCCGTATTAATAGGTTTCTTCCTTCTCATCTGCTTACTGGTCATTCCAGCACCAGCACTTGGATCGGACTTTCTCTTCCTAGGCATAATTTAGTCTAAAGTAAGTTTTTGGCAGTTTTTACCAGTTTTTTGTGCATTAGCTAATACTTCATTCCAACCGGGTTTGGATTTAAGAAGTTTGTCTTTCCATTCACCAACTTCACCTACACCAGGCATAGTTGATGGGTCAGAATAATCACGCATCCAATCTGGATTAGATTCTGTCCAAGAAACCCAGTCATGAACACTCATCACTACTTCTTTTTGTTCTCCAGTTTGTTTGTTTACTACGGGATAAGTTGCCATATCAAAATATTATGTGAAGTTATTTATTAAGACCAATTAAGTGCCTTACCTACGGTAGGATACTGTTCGCAGAAAATGCTCTTAGCCTGAACTGCGATATCCATATGCTCTTTCTGAGTGCCATGAGCACTTCTAAGATCGATGTAATGCACCCACGAGCGACATGAGCCTGTCATATAGATTTTTGTGGGGGTTGCTAAGGGAAGCACCATTCTAGCGCACTCCTTGGCGATTCCACGGTCTAGCATGGTCTGATATAGATCCATACCTTCAGTGAAGTATTTCTGTATGGCAATCTCAAAAGTTTGCCTTTTAAATGCATCAACATTATCAAGACTATTTTGACGATTCTTATAATCTTGTCCACGCAATTCAGGAATAGGAATGCTACTAGCTAACATAGAACTGTCAGCATATCTTTGCGAAAATTCCTGGAAGGTAAAAGAACGATGACGGAGCACTTGAGCTGCGATTGCCCTAGAAGTTTCAATTTCTAAAGTCATGTATGCTTGCTCAAACACAGACCAATGTCCATGCTTAATGCAATACTTCAAGAGACCTTCAAAGCTAGGATTGTCCTGATTATTAGGATTTGAAACCCTTGCTATGTACGCCATCGTCTCCTCTGGATTCGGAGTCGATTGAACTAGTCTCACTTTTTCCATGATTTCCTTTCAGTTGTTTTAATTTTAATCCCTTTTTAGCAACTTTCCTTGCTTTCTTCATATACAAAAGTTCTTCATCTGTATATAACCAAGGTTGTTTAAGTGCTTCCTTGGTTAAACGAATTGTGTCCTTCATCCGCATAGTAGACCTCGTAGTATTTTAGTAGTCCATGAGTTATCATATTTCCTTGGGATACCCAATCATGAGCACATTCATATATGCTCTTGTTTGAATATTTAGGAGATCCATCTGGATTCAACTCACTACCAAAATTCTTCAAAAGGATTGATAGAGCAGAGTTTCTAACTTCCATTTTTTCTGGAGTATATCTCCAGTCAGTCTGCATATCCGTCATCGTCTCCGTCTCCAAAGTATTCTACTGGATCATCATAGTTTTCGCGATTATCTTGTTGATAAGCTTCTGTATTAGAGAACACTTCGGATTCTAGTTCTTGCACCAATGCTTTCATGGTCAAGACCAAACCCTTTAAAACTTGTCTGTCCATAAAAGAATGAGGTTTTGACCATTATACACAAAAAAAGAGGACTCGTCAAGAGTCCTCTCTAATTCGTCCAATCTAGTACTCAGCTTTTTGATGCGAACTTACGCTCAACTTTAATACCACGATACATTAATTCGTGATTTTGACGAGCAGTTTGCTCCTCAATTACTTTTGCTTTGTACTGGTCTGCGTCATACTTGACGCCACGGTATGTGATTGTAGACATCGGTTTACTCCTGAAGTTGGGTGAAAATTAACCTTCTCAGCTTTCGCTGGATCCGTTTTTTCCCGTTCCTTCAGTCGTGTGCGTCCCATGGGTAGCAATCAGGCGTTGACTCCTTCATGACCTCAATCAATTCCACCTTATATTCGGGAGGAATATTCTCATTTGCTTTCATCCGAAGCATAACTGCATCAGCTTGAGCACAAGTGAGTGATGAATAGAATAATATTTCTAGCATGAGATGAACGACTCCGTTCCGCGACTTACTTGCGTCCCACCCAAGAGTGGGATGAACGACAGGTCTATTATAGACCACTATCATTATTTATGTCAACCCCATAGGGCAAAAAAAACCCGGAGATTTTTTCCCCGGATTCTTGAAAATAAAAGTTAAATTACTTTTTAGTCTCTTTGTTTTTACTTTTATACCCATACATTTTTGGATTGATTCTACCCTCGGTTTGAATCCACCCCTTAAATCCTTTTTTATACTTATCGTAATAAAAATCAAAAAGATCTACTTGTTTATAAGATGAGGAAATGTCATATTTTTTATTTCCCTCTGAATCATAGTATTCCACTAAAAAAGCAGAATTTGGCAAACTTTTATCATTTGCCAATTCCGGGTCACAATCCTCATGCAGGATAATTACTCTTTCATTACTCAATTTACTCAACTACGACCGCCCCACTCAACATCAGGGTATGCTTCCTTGACGACATTATGAGTGATACGATACTTCTTACTCAAGTTCTTATCCTTAACCAAGCAGATAATTTCTGCTTCATCGGGATGAAGCGACTCTAAAAGCTCAATAAACAAAGATTCTCTACGAGTTCTCTTGAGAGTATCATTACCTCCCTTCACATAGTTATAAAGGGTTCTATACTGACTAGCTAATTTACTCTGAGATTCAACAGTAGGAGAATCATTTGGAGTGAATGGAACATCTCCTTCAGGAATGGCACTTTTGACACTATCATCAAAGTTCCACACAAATAGAGAGACTAAAGCAGGAGATCTATGCTCTTTGAGCAGATTGATTTTTGCTGCTTTAGTTTTTGCACTCGATACAGCTTGTAAAATTTCAGACTGTAGTGGATGTGGTGGTAATTTACTCATGATTTTGAAATTAATAATTAGTCTTCGTCATCGTCTTCATCTTCATTAAAACGAAAGGCGATTAATGAGTCAGGAAGAATATTTCCATTCTCATCATACATTTCGGGGTGGAGAACTTGTTGTTGATCTGGACGATCATGATGGTACATCATATATTCTCTAAGTACCCATCCTAGCATACATCCAACGATTAATGCACCTACGACCAAGAACGATCCTGCAACTAAACTTACAGCTAGCATTGTTTTACTCCGAGGAATTATTTTTTCTGATGTCCAAATAAAAATTCAGATGTAGAACAATATCTCTCTTGAAAAAAGATACCATATTACCGAACTTAATTTGAAAGGTTTTTGGTTGTTCTTTCTTTTTTACTCCGCTGAGAATGAACTCTACCCCCCGATTTCCGTGGGTATCTTTATTTAGTTCTGGTTCAGACAAGATTTTGCTCTTTAAAATACTGCACAGTTTCGGCAGCTCCTCCAACAACTTTATCGTTGTGAACTACCTGAGGAAAATACTGTGTATTGAATTCATTTTGAAATTCTTCAATAGTAAAATCCTGATTTAATGTGTAGACTACATGCTTCTGCTCTGTAATCTCCATGAGCTGTTTTACTTGACGACAGTGACCGCAACCTGGCATTGAGTAGATTGTAAACATAACTTACTGCTGTACCTACAAGTAGATTTATAAAAAAATTAAATTGCTCTTTTATATCCCCGGAGCTGTGGGGGCACATGATCAACATTTGCCGAAATGACTATTCTTCTTCCCTCATGATTATCAGGAACCCAATGGGGTAAGCTAGCGTCAAATGCTAAAATTAATCCATTTTCTACTGGTGTACATGAGTCTCCAAAACAAATAGGAGCAGAGTTTTCTTCCACATCAATATAGAAAATGAAAGACAACGCTGAGGGAAAGTGACTATGAAATTTTGTCCCCTCATTTGGACCATAATCCATAGCCCATAGATTAGTTACCTCATATATGCCGTTACTATGAAAGTACTGCTCGCCAATAGAGTTAGCAAAATTCTCAAAATAATCTGCAATTGAAGAAAATCTAGAATCAACCTCGTGAAGATTCCAAGAAGATCTCCAATTCGCTCCGACATTATTATCAGAGACACTATCGGGGTTTTCTTTTTTGTGATCTAAAATATTCTGTTTGAATTCATCCAACCTTTCAGTCCATTTAGACTCAAAAATTGGCATCTCAACGGATACTTTACTAATTTCTACATTGGTCATAATTAAGATTCATCAACAATACTAATGTTCATAGCAACAGCAATCCTTCTCCCCTTCGTGGGAGGAACTTGATGTGTAATGAATCCAGGAAACAAAACTAACATCCCATTCTTTACATGCACTTCCTTATCTTCCAATAAGATAGGAGCAACATCTTCTTCAACATCAATATAGTAGACACATGACCATGCTGATGGAAAGTGATCATGAGGGATAGCTTGATCACCCTCCTCCATTACTACTGCCCATAGAGAAGAGAGTTTATACTTTACACTAGTATGAAATACTTCCCCTGTAATATAGTTTAGCACATAAATGACATAATTACCAATATCCACAAACCTTTTGTCGGTCTGATGAGTATCCCACTTGGTCAGCCATGCCTTGACAGAATGACCTGCGGTTTCATCTGTGTCCAAATATTCTGGATCTTGAGATCTCTTCTCTAAAATTATATCCTTAAATCTATTGAATTCTTCAGGACCATTTTCAATAACAAAGGTGGGCAACTGAGTGACCACCTTATCATAGTTAATAATCCTAGATGTAGGTCCGTTCTCCATCTTGTCCACCAAGTGTCATAATACTAAGTTCGCCCAAGTCTTCAAGGGCAGGGATTCCATTATACACCCTAACGGTATATCCGTTAACCGTTCTGTCAGAAATCCTAAGATTAACAATACCACCTGGGAAGGCATTAGTACCACTCGCGATGCCAATGACAGCATAATCAGTGTCATTCATTGCATCAGCAAAGTTAATATTGTAGATACCAGTACCGGTTTGAACGATAGAGCTTACATTATGTGAGCGATCTCCAGGGATATAGTCGCTGTTACCAACACCGAGATTGGTATTTGTATACCAGGAGGTAGAACGACCCTCATAGAACTGAGTGTAAGTAGCAGTCTTGAGACCTACAAGATTCTTAAACTCCCCAACTCTGCTGACCTTATGGAAATCATTATTAAACACTTGGATGGAGTTACCCATGCTTCCAAACAGAGTTCCAATACCAGCACCATAGTACAGAAGCTGAGGTGTGTTCTCATCAATGAGAATTTCAGTATAAGTTCCAGTCTCAGTTACATTATCAGAGAACTGGTTCGGAGTTGTTGTACCAAATCCTACTGCAGAACCATCTGCAGCATAGTAGAACCTGATCGGATAGTTTGCCTGCTGTGAGGCATTCTCAAAGCGATAGGTTTGACCTACTTCAAATCTTAGGTAAGGTGATTCATAACCCTGAACATTGATAGAACGATCAGATCCGATGCCATAATATCTGTGATCTGTTGTCTTCGTACCAATAGTAGTAGGTAGAGGCTTGAATGTACCCTCAAACTGCGTATAAAGGTTCTTAGCGGTGTCTGCAGCACCCGTTAAGGTGGAGAAACTAGCACTGTTAGCAAAGAGTGCATTGTTTGCTTGAGAGGCGAGTCCAGCGAGCGTAGCGTAGGTGGCAATGCCAGCGACAATAGCCTCAGATGCAATACCTGCAAGTGTAGCACGAGGTGCCTCATTAATCGTTACTGTAACGATACCAGCAGAGACTGGACTTACATCAAGACCAGCATTAAAGTTAACTGTTCCTGCTGTACCAACTGCGGATCCAGAGTCTTGAATGATAACACCAGAACCAGAAGCAACAATATTAGTTAACTGAGATCCGTCACCAATAAATCTCGGTGCAGTGATGTCATTATTAGATGTAATTGTAGCACCAGAGTCTAGTTCAGAAGCTGTTCCTGCAGTTGTTGCACTGTCAGCAGTAAGTGCCGAGGTTGCTGTAGTTGCTACTGTAGCTAGTCCAGCAATGGTAGCATAGTCAGCATAAGTTGCTCTAGGAACAGAAACTCCATCAGCAAGACTATTAGCAGTTTGTGCAACACCTACGGTATCTGCAGCAGTAATAGTAACAATACCAGCAGAGATTTGAGATACTGTCAGGTTTTGACCGAAATTAATAGTAGCAGCAGTACCAATAGGACTATCATCATCCTTAATAATGACACCTGCACCAACACCAGTTACACCAGTGATACCGGAACCATCACCAAAGAACGAATTTGCAGTAATATTACCAGTAGTATTAACATTAATGTTTGTACCGATGCCAGAAGGACCAGGATCCTGAGGTACAGAGTGAGCAACAAAAGTCAGGTTTGGTTTAGATCCACGAACAATCAGACTCTGACCCTTTGCAAGAGCAAGGTTGTCGATCTGAACATCCTGCAAAGGAGCAAGTCTAAGACCAAATACTAAGTAGTCAGATTCTTGGAACTCAGCGATACCACCAGATGACAGACCAACTGACATACCAACAGTAGAGTCAGAGTTCTGGTTTGTAGCGTGAACTGTGACTAAGCTATCTTCTTGTGCTGTGAAGAACTCAAGGTTAGTATTAATCTGGAAGGGAGGATTGAATCCAAGAGTACCAGATCTTCTTCTACCATGAACCAAAGCAGAGTCAGGACCCAACTTATCAAACTTTCTAGTAGCAAAAGCAAGGAAAGAAATATTAGGGTCAAAGGATGATACGAAGATTTTATCACCAGGTTTGATACCAACCTTCTCAATTAGTCTCGTACCACCCCTATCAAGAGGAATACCATAGGTAATAAAATCACTTCTCTTGAATCCAGGAGTACTGGAGATACCAATAGAGAATGTAGAACGGAAGTCGTTCTGGTTAGCAACACTGATACTAACCTCAAGGAGGTTATCTGCCTCATATAACAGAACCGGTTCAACAACACCATTCGTTAAGGTAGTTTTAATAGAAGCAAGTCTACCTACCTCAGCAAGAGCAGCGCCAGGAGTGGTAAAGGTGGTAGTTGCAGACCAAGGAGAGATATGTGCAACACCAGATGTACCATCAGCATTAGAAAGATGACGACATCTTACATAGAAGGTATGGCTAGAGTTAAGTCCATCAGAAATTATCTGAGATAGAGAAGTATTATTGTTACCAATACTAGTAAATACTACAGTGCTAAACCCAGAATCCTCAGCAACTTGAAATTCAACTGCCTTCAGAGTACCAGATACTGCTTCACTATCAATAGAAACGAATGCACTGGATACAAGAGCAATACCAAATCTCTGCTGTAGAGTAGTTCCACTGACAGGACTAATAATCGTAGGTGCCTGTACACCAGGAGCGTTACCCAGAGTAGCGAAGGAAACAATACCTACAGAATAATTAGATGTATAAGAAGTGAATGCTGTGCCATCATCATTAGAAAGATGCCTTACACGAGCATAGTGTGTAGTAAAACCTGCTAACTGTACATCAATTGTTTGATTTAGATTAGTATTATTCTCTCCAGTAGATTCCCAGACAATACTACTAAAGTCAGATGTAGTAGAGAGTTGCAACTCAACTGCTTTTAGAGTACCAGATACGGTAGTATCTCCAATAGCAACATAGTTACTAGATCTTATCTGTAAGCTTTCAGTACTAACACCAACATCATTGTTGATTGGGGATTCAATACTAGGTTCTGTAATACCGGCAGATTCTGTCAGAATACCAGAAGCAGTATCAAGATAAACAATCGCTACACTGCCACCCTCTCCATCAGGACTTCTTTGGTTGAACTGACCAGTCCACCACTGAAAATCAGAATCACCATAGTCAGAAGTTGGAAACTGGTCAAAGAGTAAATCGGAACCAATCTGTGTGCTACCAGCAGCAACAGTAGAATAATCCGTTGCACCAAGTCCAACACCCTGACCATAATCATTCAGCAACCACTGTCTCAGTTCCTGAGATGTGGCGTCAGGTTTTCTCTGCAAGTATAGAGCTACAAGACCAGTAACTACAGGGGCAGCAGCAGATGTACCGTTGAAGTTAGCGTCAAAATGGGTAGGATTATCATATCTCTGGAAGTCTGCATAAGTTCCGCTAGGAAGACCAGCAGCTAAAGTATCCTCGGCAGGTGCAAAAATGTCAACACCAGGACCACTATTAGAATATTGAGCTTTTCTTTCTTTGTAGTTTGATTCTACAAAGTCATCCAGAGCACCAACATTAATAGTAGGGTGATAACCAGTAGTATCATCAAAACCAATACCCTGAGGATTCATCCAATCTCTATGGGATGTTGGTGTTCTCTGTCCACCAAACTCAGCCCTTGGATCATTAGCACCAAAGAATTGGTCGGCAACACCATTGAGTCTATGAGGATCCGTAAATCCAAGACCAATATACTGGTTGTTATTACCAGCAGCAGCGATCATAATTACGCCAGCTTCGATCATCTCACCGCCAGCAGCATCAGTGGCGCTAGATCTAGATGAAGAAGACCATGATTTATTAGCACCAATTACCTGATTATTGAAACCAATAATCATATCTTCGACACCAGCTGGAGCTCCAGCTGCAATAGTACTCAGGTCAATGCTACTAGTAATACCAGTAAACCTATATTGTATAACTCCCGCTCCAGTAACAGCAGCTTGATAACCCCAAGAACCATTAACAACTGTAGGATTTCTTACACCAGTTTGCGTGTTTACTGGTTTGTATTGATGGAAAAATTTAATGAGATCATAAGATGTCTCAATATCCATACCAACATTATCAGACACACAAGGCATTGCCCAGATGTTTGACTTAAATGCTAGACCAAAGTTTTTACCAGCAGCAAGAGATGCAGCTGCAGTACCGTGACCACTACCTAAGTTATTACCACCTGCAGTACCAATACCAATAGCACCATTTCTATTGTAACCAGAAGGAATAACTACTTCAGGAAGAAGAACGAATTCAGAAGATCTAGCATTGTTATCTTCCCACCATGCTTCAGCTCTAGAAGTATCAATACCAGTAGATCCATCTTCTAATGTATAAACATATCCACGACTATTAAAGTAACCAGGGTCAAGAAAATACGGGAAGTCAAGAACAATGTCAAGCACCCTACTTGATCCATCGTCGTTCAAGAATTCTGGGTGTGATTGTAGAGTACCAGAGTCTTGAATAACAATATCTACATTTCTACCGTCATATAAGAAGTCAAAGTTACCAGTAACCGGTGCAATATCACCAACTACATTACTCCAAAACTGTCCGTTGGTTGCAATACCAGACAATCTAGGCAAAGCCCAGTTTGTTCTATTTAATTCTGCAGAGGTTGGACTTGAAGCTGGTGGACCATTACTATCTAAATCTCTATAGATTTTAACATCACTATCAAACCTTAACGGCATTACCAGAGATGGATCTGGAAAGCTTTCTCTATTGTCTTTTAGTGAAAGTTCGATCCACTTAACATAGGGATGACGAGCAATCTCTTGAGCCTCGTCATCCGTTAACTCATAAGTACCACGAACTGCACTAATTGAGTGCTCATCGGTACAAGTAATTTTTCTGTCTGGGATTCCGTCCTGATTAGAGTCGATAGTGAGAGCCCCATGGATCTCATTCCAACGATCTGCACTAGTAACTGCCAGGGTATATCTTTTAAGAGTCATGCCTCAAAATCTATAGGTGAGCACCTTTTTTATATTTAGGTATGGTAGAATATATATTATAAAGAGCCTTACTATGAATATTGTTACTGGAGCGAAAGGATTCATTGGTGGTCACTTTACTAAAAGCATGACCGATGTGCTTGAAATTGATATTGATAACTGCTTTGACCTGTTGAATAAATTCAATCGTTGGGAAGAAGTAAACACAATCATCCACATGGGTGCTCGCTCATTCACAACAGATAAAAATGTAGATTTAATTTACAAGTATAATATTGATTATAGCATCAAGCTATTTGAAAAAGCAATTGAGCATGGTATTCCCGTCAAGTATGCCTC